CGGCGCCACGGTCGCCTCCGCGACCACCACCGACATCGGCGCGGCCAACAGCAACGTCGTCACGATTTCCGGCACCACGACGATCACCGGCTTGGGCACGATCGCGGCGGGCGCGGCACGGTGGGTTCGGTTCTCGGGTGCCCTGACACTCACCCACAATGGCACCAGCCTGATCCTGCCGACCGGCGCCAACATCGTCACCGTAGCGGGCGACACCGCGCTCTTCATCAGCGAAGGATCGGGCAACTGGCGCTGCTGGTCCTATCAGCGGGCGGATGGAACGCCGCTGGCCATCCCGGCGGCGAAAGACCCGACCGGGAAGCAGTCGATCTGGATCCCCGCTGGCGCCATGACGACGCGCACCACGAACGGCGCGGCGGCAGGAACAGCCGAGACCACCACCAACAAGGTGATGATCAAGACGCTCGACTTCGACGCTTCGACGCAGGAGTTCGCGCAGTTCTCGATCCGCATGCCGAAAAGCTGGAACGAGGGGACGGTCACCTTCGCCCCGGTCTGGTCGCACGCGGCCACCAGCACGAACTTCGGCGTTGTCTGGCAGTTGGCGGGCCTCGCGCTCTCCAATGACGACGCCATGGATGCAGCGTTCGGTACGGAGCAGACCTCGACGGACACCGGCGGCACGACCAACGACCTCTACGAGGGGCCGGAGAGCTCGGCCATTACGATCGCCGGCACCCCGGCCGAGGGGGACACGGTCATCTTCCAGGTGGCCCGCGCTCCCGCCAACGGCAGCGACACCATGGCGATCGACGCCCGGCTGCACGGCATCGTCCTGTACATCACCACCACTGCGGGGAATGACGCATGACCATGCACGCTCTCGTTCGCGATGGCGCGGTGATCGAGCGCCGCAGCTTTACGCCGGCCGGCGACCAGACGACGCTGCCGGCGCACAAGGCGCGCTGGCTTCCGGTCGAGGTTGTGTCGCCGGAGTTAGATCCCGTGTCGGAAATGCTCGAAGGCCCCGTCGTCACGATCGAGGCGACGCGCGTGGTCGAGACCTATTCGGCCCGCCCGAAGAATGGCGACGAGATCGCGGCGATGATTGCCGCGAAGGACGCGGAGGTCGAAGCCGAGTTCGATGCCCGTCATAGCGCGCCGATCGCGTTCGAGGTCGGCGGCGTCAGCTATGACTGGCACGCCGACGCCAAGGCGGTCGAGAACATCATGGGTCTCGGCATTCTGGCGGTCGGCGGAATCGCGCAGAACCCGCGCGACTGGACGCCGGTCAACGCCAGCACCCCCGTCGCGAATGTGAACGTGCTCATTCTGGGCGCGACCATCGCCGCGCGGCGCGATGCGCTCTTCGTGATCAAGAAGGCAAAGCAGGCCGCTGTGGCCGCCATGACGGACCCCGCCGAAATCGCCGCCTTCGACCCGGCTGCTGACTGGGCCTGATAGCGCGTGACCGCCTTTACCGCACCAGGCGAACTGGCCCCGGCCGAAGCGCCGGAGCCGCTAGAGTTCAACTTCTTGTGCGAGCCCGCCGCCTTTGTGGTGGCGGGCCAGCCGGTCGCGTTGCGGCCGCTGATCGAATCCGTTGGCGTGGCCGGCGAAGGCGCGGTTGCAGAACTGGCGCCGGCCGAGTTCCCCAGTGACAACATCCGCTATCTCGGGGCCGATACCGGCGTCTTTACCCTAACGGGCGGTCGCGTCGCGGAGCTTCTGACGGCGGAGCCCGGCGCGTTCGTTCTGAGCGGCGGGCCTGCCGGGTTCGCCCTGGCGAATGGCCCGGGCTCGTTCGTCGTCTCCGGTCAGGACATCGCCGCGACGACCGCGCTGACGGCGACCGGCGGGACGTTCATCGTCACCGGCAATCCGCTGGCGCTGCTGTTGCAGATCGGCGGCCTGCCGTTCCCCGGCGAGGGCGCGGTCGCCGAGTTCTCGCCGGCCGAGTTTCCGCCGTTCACGGACTTCGGCCTCTCGGCCCGCCCCGGCGCCCTCACGCTGGCCGGCCAGCCGGTCGCGTTCGCGATCCAACAGCCGGCGCAACCCGGTGCCTTCACGCTTACCGGCGGCCCGGCCAACATCGCCTTTGCGCACCCGGCCGGCGCCTTCACGCTGACGGGGCAGGCCGTCTCGTTCGCCTCGACGATCGTCAGCGCCGCGGGATCTTTCACGCTGTCGGGCGGCGATGCCAATCTGGCGTTTGCCCATCCGCCGGGCGCGTTCGTCCTGACCGGCCAGCCGCTGGCTTTCAACCCGGCGCTGCTGTCGGAGGCGGGTTCCTTCGTCCTCACGGGGCAGGACATCTTCGTCGGCGTCCGTGCGCAGGCGGGCGCGTTTGCGCTCGCCGGGCAGGATGTGCTGGCGACGACAGGTCTATCGGCGGGGACGGGCGACTTCGAGCTGGTCGGGCAGGACGTCAACCTGCTCAACATCTTCAAGCTCTATCCGGACGCAGGCGTCTTCGTTCTGTCCGGGCAGGATGCTGGCCGGGCTTATACGCTCGGCGGCGAGACGGGGCAGTTCCTGCTCGACGGCTTCGCCGCGTTCACCCGAACCAACCCGGTCGACGCTGGCGCGTTCACGCTTACAGGCCAGTCTTCGGCGTTCGACATCGGCTTCGGGCTGGCGACCGGCCAGTTCACGCTGCTGGGGTGGAACGTCACCGACGCGCTCGGGCCGACCGGCGACCACACCTTCCTGATCGAAGTGCAGGCGCATGACGGGACGGAACTGCGGACCTTCTACCTGTCGACGCAGAGCTTCACGTCCGCTCCGACCGACACACCGGCCAACCAGTTCTATGAGCCGCGCATCGCCGACCCCGGCAACTTCGAGCGGAGCCTGTTCTCCTCGGGCGAGATCAGGGGCCGGTCGTCGGTCGGCGCGGGCGACATCGTCGTAGTGAACGCGGAAGACGAGACAGGCGCAACGCTCGACGAGTGGCTGCCCTATGGCTGGGATGGCCGGGAGATCAGGATCAAGGCCCTGCCGGTCGGCGCCACGACGCTCGCCGCAGCCTCGACGCTGTTCGTCGGTCGTCTCGACCGCCTGACGGCCACGCGCCCGCTGGACGCCTTCTCCCTGCAGATCGCCGACCGGCTCGCCGATCTCGACAAGCCGATGCTGACGACGCTGTTTGCGGGCACGACGACGTCGACGGGCGACAGCGCGGAGGGCAACACGGACCTCAAGGGCAAGGTCAAGCAGGTCTGCTACGGCGAGGCCAAGGAGGTGCCGCTGCAACCTGCCAACCCGTATGACCTGATCTACCTCGCGACGCTGGGCAGCGACGTCCAGTCGATCACGGTCTACGATGGCGGCGTCGCGCTGACCTATGACGGCACCAGCGCCTCGATCGCTGCGCTGCGGGCGGCCAGCATCTCGCCGGGGCACTATCGCCGGTTCGAAGGTTATGTCCGGCTGGGCGGCACGCCTGCCTTCGCGCTCTCGGCGGATGTGGTGCGCGGCGCCACGGCGGCCGATCGCACAGCGGCGCAGATCGCTCAGCAGATGCTGCTCGACTTCGGCATCCCGTCGAACGAGATCATCACCGGCGCCTTCGATGCACTCGACGGCATGAACGACGCCGTCTGCGGCTACTTCGTCGACGACCAGCGCACATGCCTGGAGGCGGTGCAGCAGATGCTCGACACCGTCGGCGCCTACATGGTGCCGAACCGGGACGGGTCGCTGTCGGTCGGGCAGTTCGGCGAGCCTGCGACGGGACCCGGCCTCTTCTTCGACATCGACGAGCTATCGCTGGGCGACAACCTCGAACGGGTCGATGCTCCGATCCCGGCCTATCGCGTGACGGTCCAGTATGCGCGGGTCAACTTCGTTCAGGCGGAAGGCTCGCTGGCCGGGACGGTCTCGGCCGAGCGCCGGGCCTATCTGGCGAACGAGTGGCGCACCGTGGTTGCGGAAGACGCTTCGGTGAAGACGAAGCATCTCAACGCCCGCGAGGTGACCGTCACCTGCTTCTTCCGCGACGAGGCGGATGCACAGGCGGAAGCCGACCGGCTTCTGGCGCTCTACGGCCAACGCGAGCGCTACACCATCACCATGCCGCTATCCGATTCCTGGGCGGCTGACGTCGGCCTCGCCATGACGCTCGACCATCCCCGCCTCGGTTTCTCCGGCGGGAAGGCCTTCAACATCATCGGCCGCGTCGACGAATACAAGGAAGAGCGCGTGCGCTTTTCGCTCTGGGGATAGGCATGGGCAAGATCCTGATCGGCTACGAGAACCATGCTGATTCCGCGACGCTGTCGGGCGGCTCGTGGACCATCCCCTTGACGACGCTCCAAGACCCGCGCCCCGGCCGCAAGGCGCGGTCTAGCAATGACGCGCTGTCGAGCACGATCGTCCGGGCCGATCTGGGCTCGGCAAAGGAGATGCGGCTGGCCGCGCTGACGCATACGAACCTGTCGGCGGCGGCGCTGTATCGGCTCACATGGTTCTCGGACGCCTATTCGACGGCCATCGCCAACACCGGATGGCTGCCGATCGCCGGCTACCCGACCGACGACCCTGACTTTTTGGGCGCCTCGATCTGGCATGTGTTCGCTACCGCGGTGACGGCGCGCTGGTGGCAGATCGAGATCGACGACGAGGACAACGTCGCGGGCTATGTCGAGCCGGGCCGCCTGTTCCTGCCGACGGTGTGGGAGCCGACCTATAACTTCGCGCCCGATGGCAACTCCGACGGGCTGGAGCCCAATTCACCCCGGCAGGACGCGCTTGGCGGCTACGGCTATTTCAACCGACGGACGCCCAAGCGCTTCCTGCGCGCGCAGTGGCCGGTTCTGCCTGAGAGCGAAGCGCCGATCCTGCGCCGTCTGCGCCGGCTCTGCGGCATCAATCGGCAGGTCGTGGTGATCCCCGATCCCGAAGACACCGCGAATTTCCACGAGCGGAACTTCATCGCGACCATGCGGGAGACGCCCGCCATCGCGCTGTTCGCCGCCCCCTACCTTTCGACCGGCTTCGACTTCACCGAAGTCGTGCCCTGACCGGAGACTGCACGATGCTGATGATGGCGAAGATGAGCGGGATGTTGTCGGGCGGGGGTGAGGCTGCGGGTCTCGATGTCGCGGAGGTGTTCGCGACAAGCCTCTATACGGGATCGTTCGGTACGCAGACGATCACCAACGGGCTGAACCTGAGCGGCGAGGGTGGGCTGGTTTGGACTAAGCAACGGGGAGGATCCGGTGCGCACTACCTCCATGATACGGTACGCGGAACAAGCCAAACGCTTTTCACCAACAATACAAACGCTGTGTTAAATATATCACCCTA